TTAAGCGTACTGATATTTTGTTCTTACTTTATCAACAGATAGTATATTAGCTAATTTCATTGTTCTAACTTGTTGTTTTTTCATGCAATACACCAATATACGATCTTCATATATCTTTCTAACAATTACAGTTCTTTGAGAGAAATCTCCTGAACTGTTTAAATAAATTAATTCAATTGGTAGTTTTTGATTGAATGAGCATTTAAGTAAATGATTCATAAGATGACCTCCACAAGAACGTTTGTTTGTGTAAATTATAGAACAATCGTTCTGTTCCGTCAATAAATTAGAAGCGAACATTTACAGGTATTACATGAAATTGGTATGATTTAGGTATTATACCAATTTCATTTTAAGGAGTGGATTTTTTGTTAAACGCATTAGAAGTGATACTATTTCTAGTATCTATTGTGTCAATTATCGTTCTAATTATAGGCTTATTCATGCCTAAAATTGTATTAAGAGGAGAAAAAATCAATCGTTTACGAGTAGTTAAAATTTATCTTTCTACAGCTCTAATTTCATTTATTGTATGTATGGTATTTATTAATCTAGATCCCGCTCGCAAAAGCTCTGGTACCAAAGAAACCGTGACTCAAGAAGAATTTGTTTCCTACGCTAAAAATATTAGAGGCGCAAGCTTCGTAAAAGAAATGAAAGTAAATAATAATCAAGCTGAAATTACTTTCTACGATTCATTTGAATCTTATAAAACTGGTAACCCTGACAATAAATTAGATGATGAAGCATATAAACAATACTTTTCAACGGGACATACAATTGAAAAGTTATTAGTAAGCGAACCAACTAGACTACTAAGACAATTCCCAACTTTAAGCACTGTAAAGATGACAATACCATTTGAAGGGAAAACATACAGTATAAATTTAGATAGAAAAGAATTAAATTCTTACATTGGATATAAAATAGAGAATTTAAAAACTGAAGATAAATCTTGGCAACAGAAGTTTGATAAGCCTTATGTTTATGACAAAGACAAGCGCAGTGCATTCTTCAAAAAGTTTGTTACTATTAAATAATAAAAATCCAAAGTCTCTCTTATACAAGTGGGACTTTGTCTACTACTCTTAAGGAGGGTTTTTCATGAGTTATGATACGATTGCATCGCTACAACGCATGCAGCAATTAGAACAAGCTCAGGCTGCAGCGGGAAAAAGATTAGTATTACAGAGAGATCATAAAACTGATAATATACTAGCTGCACTTGCAATTATCTTAGCTATTCCAACATTTTGTTTATCTCTTATATTAGGAGTTATCATTTACTATATAAGAGAATTCACATGCAAAACATACTTAGTTAAAAATGTAGCTACAGGTGAAAAATTTCATGTGGATAAGCAAGAATTTAAAGAATATAAAAGGAATTTTAAGAAGAAGAAAAAACAAGTTAGAAGAATTTCTGATTTATAATAACCCCTAGCCTTATTAAAGTTGACGGTGATTACATTGCGACGTACAAGCTTATTCAAAGAAAATACTTATCAAAAGATTGTTTTAAGAGCTGACTCAGAAAAGAAATTAATTGAGATTAAACAAGAATATTTTAAAACACAAAGCATAAATGAAATTAAAATGACTTATGATGAATATATCGAAATGGATAAATTAGTAAAAGAATGCATTGATAATTCTTTAAGGCAACAATACAAATCAAATCTTAATAATATTTTTTGGGGAATGGGACCACATCTAGTGGACGATGAAAAAAGAATTGTCACAGTGACGGATAATAAAAATCGAAATTTATCTGTACAAATAACTAATAAACATGTTGTAAATGTAGTTGAGACCTTTAAACATGAAAATCAAAGTTTTGTTCTAAAAATAAACTTTGACGAACTTAGAGGTATTTTTAGAAGACTCTATTACTTTTTTAATATACTCAATAAAAAAAGCCGACTCAATTAAGAGCCGGCACTTTTTATACTTACTATTTAATTTCTACATAATAAGAACTAGCTGTTATATAAAACACATTACCTCTACTATTCTTCACTTTATATTGCTGCGAGCCATTTACAGATACTTTATCAAGGATTGTAAATCCTAATCCTTCATCCACAGTCCCTGCTACATCTCTATCTAACCAGGAAGGTTTTGAATAGAATCGTAAGTCATTCACTTTAGAAACAACACGTTTGCCTTCCACAGATGAAGATTCTTCTTTATAGCGAATGTATGCTGAATCATTATAAACCCACTGATTTCCTCCAAGATTCAACCAGTTTCCTACTTTACCCCAAACTTTATATGCTTCACCTTTTTGTAATTTACGAATAACGCTATTTGTTTTGGATGGACCAGAACGAAGGTTTACATTGTATCCATCAATATACGCTACTCCCACTTCATTAATAACACCAGGTACTTCATTTGGTTGCTGTGGCTTTGGTTTAACCGTAACTGTTTCGCCTTCATACGCCTTTTGTACGTCCGCTCTAAATTGTGATTCTGATACACCATGACTGCGAAGATAGTCAATCGGATCTTCGTGATCTGTGCCACCAAGCTTATACGTAATGTCTTTATGCGTCCACAATCCAATGGATGGATTAATGTTTCTATCACGTAAAATCTTAGCTAGTAGCTTCACATATCTCTCATAGGATTTTTTAAATTTAATAGGGTCACTAGTTTCAGAGAGCTCTACATGAACAAATCGTTTATTGGCTGCTGGACCTGCTCCCCATGCTTGATACTTAGTAGAAGCAATTTGAATTGTTTCATCCCAATCTGTTGCATAATGTACAAATGCGGAACGCCATGTTCTTGCTTCATAGTTTCGGATATTAATAGCAGGCGCTTCAGGAGTTGCTGTAGAATGTGCTACTACACCTTCATACGCTCCATACCCATTGCGATATTCGACTTTAGGTAACCCTGGAATAATCATTTCTCGATCAGCAAAGACACTACCTGTTGAAGTAAATGCAATGATAGCTGCAGTAGAAATTGAGGCTAATAATTTAATAGATTTTTTCATTTGTCGTCACCATTCCCCATAATTTTTTGTTTAATATCTGATACATCTTTTGAAAGTGAACCAAATGCTTTTGCCTGCTCTTCGATGACCGCTTGGTTTTTTTCAATCACTTTTTGGTACTGCTCTTCACGTTGCTCATTCTTTTTTTGCGTAGTAAAAAGCATCCACACGAATAACGCTGCGAATGCTCCTTGTTGAACCATTGAATTAAAAATTGCATCTTCCACTGTTCTCATCTCCTTTGACCAATATAAAAAGAGAGACGATGTTCGCCCCTCCTTTGTTATAAAAGCCCTATTTTATACAAAATAAAAGCCTGCTTATGCACGCTTAATCTGTAATATTTAAATTAAAAAGCTCATTGCAATATGAAAAGTACTTCCACTTTGAACACCATTCACGAAAATCCCACCATCTTTTTTTACTGTAACTTCACAAAAGTTTGTATTCACTCCTCCAGTTATCATAATAGCTGGAACCGCAATGTCTTGAACAGGTCTACATCCAACTGGAAGTGTAGCAAATACTGTTGCGTTTTGCGCATTTCGAATAGAACCAATTACATTAACGTGTTCTCCACTTCTTTTATACTTCAAAATTCTATCAGGAACATTCTCTACACCAGTTGTAGGAAGGTTAATCCATCCTGTATCATACGCTTGTCTGATTGTGCCATCAGTTCGAAATTCTACTCGTTTGGACCAATCCCAAGAATCACCTTGTTCTTTTGTAGAAGGAGCAAATATCAGCTCTCCCTGTGAACCCTTATGAATAACTGATTTAAAAGAACGACTTCCCAAAATAATTGCGTTATCGCTCTTAAATTCAAGTAATCCATTTATGATGTCGCCAGCTTTTTTTAGAAGATTATCAGCAAAAACATTGAATACCCCAGTAGGTGATTTATCAAGCAACACTTTATTATTTTTCCAGTCTTTTAAATAGAATTGACCATCCGAGGCTCCTACAAGACCGATATCTAATACCTTATCCTCACTATTGAATCCAACTCCGATATTGGAACCGGGCGTCGGTCTCATTGTTAAATAACCTGTCATTATCCCGCCTGATCGCTTTACAACATCCATTTTATCAACCGCTTGCTGCAAAGCATCTATCTGTTTTTTGAGTTTATCGAACTCTGAAATATAGTTTTCTATTTTAATATTTCCTTCTTTTACATCTCGCCTTAATGTAATCCGAATGTCTGGTGTACTCATTCGTTCGTTACTTTTTTCGAATACAAAATAAGCCGTCCAATCATCCGATGTGGAAACAGCTTGTGAGGATAACGTGTATGCAAATACGCCATTCTTTGCATCAACTATTTGGGCATCATCTCGAATAAATACTCCTGTATGATTTGTCGCTTCATATTTAACCGCATATCCTGTTAAATCAAGCTTTATTCCTTTTTCTCTTGCGTACACCGTAAGCTTCAATCCATTTTTGTCATTCTGACGAGAACGAATTGTTTTGGTAAACACAGGATCTGCTAAATCTATAATAATTTCCTCACTTCGCATAACTACCCCTCTTTCTAGCTACTCCTTTTTACGTGTCTAGGCGGTCTTCTCTGACGTTTTATTCTGTTCCTATGCTTTATGTTTCCTTTAGGTTTTAATGACTCTAATTCTTCCAATCTAGCATCCGTTTTTATCACATGCTCTTGAAATGCGCTTGTCAATTGTGAAAGCATCCCGTATAGGCCTACACCATTTTCTTCTGCTTCCTTTGGAATAACTAAACCATAATGCGTAGGAATTGCATCTGTAGTAATTACCGGCTCTCCTTCTTTACGATTCATACGCATTTCATACAGTTTTGGAATATCGGTTTTCAAATTGTACTGTTTAATTTCCCATTCCATTACCTTTTCAAGTGCGCTGAATGCAATAGGACGGATATTGGTTTTATATGTTTCTTTTGAAGAAACTTTAAAGTCTGAAGCAATTACTCCTTGATAATATGATCCAAGAGCTGTCTTTATTTGAATATAACCATTTTCGTAACTCGAATTTCGTATCATTGCATTTGGAAGTATGATATCTGTATCTCCTCCAGATGAAACCCCAATGCTCGCAATCCAATTGTCATTACGATAAAAGCGGAACTGATCTTTGACTTTAAACCTCATATCAGTTTGAGCATTTAGGACAATCATTTTGTCAGCATCAAGCATTGCATTCCCTGTTTGCGAAAAGTATAAAGAAGCTGCATTCAAGTATCCATTGCCATCGAGTCCTTTTGTAATTCCAATTCCACCAGACTTAACACTTGTATCTGAGAATTGGTATACCATAATAGCTCCATTTGCCCCTGTGGAATCTGAATCACCACCTAAAATAAGAGTAGGCTGTATTTCATTTCTACTATTTTTGTAATACCCTACAAACACCCTTGTTTTAGATGACTCATACAAGCGTATAAATTGCTTTGAAATATTTACATAGTTCACACTATCTGAAGTTCGTAATGTTGAACCTGTTATTTCTCCCCCTCGAACAACGTTCCCACTTAACGTACCTGCAGTAATAAAATCAGCAACAATTCTTCCGTCACTTGTAATTGCAGTTCCATATGGTCCATTCACACCTGTGGAAGAATACCCTAATCCATTCAAGTTCCATTGCCAAACCTTTTTCGCACTCTTTTCATCTTTCGTATCCATAATTAAAATACGATCTGGATAAAAGCGGACATGCCCTCCGAATCCTGAATTAATAAGGCTTGTAGCATTTGCTTTTGCTGCATCCAAAATAGAACCTGGCATATTGGATAACTCTTCTTGTACCAGGTCAACCCTACCGGAAACGTCCGTAAAGGATTCTTTGAAGTTACCAATGGTTATATCCAGATACTCGTTTTTTATTGGATCATACTTATAAGCAATTACCTTCGCTTTTATATCAATGCCATCTTCTTGATGCTCAACCGTAACCGTATCTGCTATATAAACACTTTGTAAATGCTTATAATCCTTATACTCTTCCGTTTGTGATAACTCCTGAAACTTAACGTTATAAGTTGCTTTAGGCTGATCAACCTTTTGAATAGCAAACATATCCTTCGCTGCCTGGCGTAATAACCTATATGCTTCTTCTAACGGAACTGCATCTTCATCGTCAGCATTTTCACCAATAGCTGCTTTAATATGTTTAAATTCAACCACTTTGATTTTAGGATGAGGATACTTATTTATAAGTGGGCTATCCACATACTTTTCAGGAAGAAATAACCCATCAAAACCTTGTGGCATGATTCTAGTTATGGGACTTTTCCAATCCACATTACCTTCATATCCTAATAAATCTTTCTTATGACGAATCACTACTCCACGATCCATACCGCGATTTAGTAGCATCTTCACATCAAAATTATCTCGTTTTAATTCACCGCCCCACCGATTAACAAATGAATTGTCTTGACTAGAATCCAATAATGCTTCCACAGGATTTTTACGGACAATACGTGCACTTGCTATCTTTGGTACATCTGAATAAAACTGAAAAGGATGCTTGTATTGGCATCCTGCTGACATACGATTCATAGCTCCATTACCATTTGTTGTTTCAGCAAAAATGTCTTCAATTAGATTTTCTGTCAAGTCATAAAAAATGTGATAACATTGCGCTGTAATCTCACCCATACTGACTTTAGGAGCTGCCACTCGAAATAGTTGTTCACCATCAGGAGTTGGAACTTTAATGATGCTCATTCCCTCTATTTCCAGACCACGTGGTGCAAACAATGGATAACTAAATGAAAATAAAAATAAACCATTGAGTTCTTCCTCAACAGTTGCGTTATAAATATTTTTATCTAAAGCTCCTATACCATTGTGTGTAAACTCAGTCTCATTTGGTTTATATAAAGTAATCATTTATATCTCCACCTAGGTCGAATTTCCATAAATTGAATTGCTCCTGACCACTCTATTGTATTTTCTCCTACGTTGAATATAGGGAACTGCCCGACCATTTTATTATTCATTGATATGGTATCGGTATATGCCTCAAGTATTTCTGAGTCTATGACAACTGAACCATTTACATCTTTTATTTGAAAAGAGACGTCATTGATTGTTATACGGAAAGTACCATTTCCCACAATCCAAAACTTAGGATCAGATTCAATTGTACCTGGATTATAAATTACACCTGGTTTGGTGAGCTTTAGATTTACATCCTCTGTATATTCAAAGGGATCTAGCTTAAAATCCACTTCGAATTCACCGTGTTCTTCAATTTCATTTACAATATCACCTACTACAACATGTTTAATTTTTCGATACACATCATCATCAGTAAAATATAATGTCTTTCCATTCATCAACCAAGCCTTTATACGTCGCACTAACGGCTTAATATTTTCTTCTTCAAGCATATTGAACTTTATTTTTAAAGGGACGTCTTTAAACGCCCCTTTTTTTGTAAGTGAACCATGTCTACCAGACACTTCAATATGTTCTATTTCTTGTTCTGCTGTAGGAATAACAGGGCGTCCTACTATACATATTCCGTAGTCACTTGCCAACTGATTATCGATACCTATGTCTAGCAATTTAAGTCCTCCCTATTCCTATTTTTGAATTACGCCCTTTTTGAGAAAGTGCATCATCTATTTTTCCGACCATACGGTCGATGTCACGATCATCCCTTACTGAAGGATTATAAATATTAATTACAGTTGGTTCAGTAGACATTGTTGCTGCAATCCCTTCACCAATCTCACCTAATGTCTTTTTATTCAACGGTAAAACTGCTTCTCGCCCCGCTTCTCCTGCACCTTGCAACTGACCATTACTCATACCGAAAATGGTAGGTCTAGTAAAGATACCTCCTTTTGCACGCCATTGCACATCGATCCCAGATGGGAAAGTAATGTCTTTACCCAAAAAATTTTTCGTACTAGTCTGTAGACTAAAGTGTGGCATTTTAGGCATTTCCGGTTTCGGAATCTTTAATTTCAAATCACTGAAAAACCCTTTGATTTTATCAATGAATCCCTTTACTTTATCTACCGCATCTTTTATCGGATCAACGATAAATCTCTTTGCTGCATCAAATTTTTCTTGCGCTGCATTCTTTACAGAATCAAATTTTTCCCGTGCCGTATTGTACATATCATTGAACTTCTCTTTTGCAGAATTATAAGCTGAAATCACTGGATCAATAATATATTTATAAACTAGATTCCATGCCGTAAGTGTATAAGATTGGATTTTGGCCCAATTACCTAGTATCCAATTCGCTAAATCATTCAATTTTTCTTTCGTTGCATTCCACAATTCCTGAACAGGCTGAATGACATATTGTTTTACTAGATTCCATGCTGCAGAAGTATATGATTTAACTGTTTCCCATTGTGAATTTAGCCAAGAAACTAAATCGCCAAACTTTTCTTTAACCCAATCCCATGCTTCTTGAACAGGTTGAGTAATATATTGTTTAAATAAGCCCCAAGCAACTTGTGCAGCAGCCTTTATAAGTTCCCACTGCGTACTAAGCCATGTGACTAATTCACCAATTTGCGCACTTATCCAATCATACGCTTCCTGAATCGGCTGTATAATATATTGAGATATTGCCGCCCAAGCAATTTGTGCCCCTGCTTGAATGAGTAGCCAACCTGCTTCTAAAACTGTGGAAACTGCTGAAATAATCGGATCTAAAACTGTGAGTATTGTATCCCATGTTTCTTGCCAAGCTGTCTTTAATTGATCCCAAATAGAAGTTGCCGTTTCAACAATACCCGTCCACAATTCACTGAAAAATTCACCTAAAGGAGACAATATACTATCTGCTAATTCAATGAATGAAGACCACAATTCTGAAAAATAATCAGTAATACCTGTCCATATTTCCGATGCCGTATCAGAAATTCCAGTCCATAGATCAGTAAAAAATTGACCGACAGGTTCAAAGAACTCATTGGCCATATTTAAAAAATCTGACCAGGCTCCAGAAAAGAAATCAACTGTGGATGACCAAGCATCTTCACAAGTTTGAACTATGCTATCCCACAATTCACCAAACCAATCTTTAAATTCCGACCACTTTTTTGAAAGCCAATCGGTTATTTCTCCCCAGTTTTTTACGGCCCAAATAACACCTGCAATTACAGCTGAAAGACCCAAGATAATTCCCAAAACAGGCCATAATGATAAACTCAGTGCACCAAACGCAAAAGATAACACACCTATCGCAGCCCCTATAGCTGTAATAGCAATTGTCAAGCCTGCAGAAATGGCAACAAAATCTTTAACTGGCCCAGGTAACTTAGAAAACCATTCAGCAAGATCAGAGATTCCTTTTGCAGCTTTCGGAAGAACATCTGCAGCTAAATCGGCAAGTTGTTTTCCTAACGGTTCCAGTGCTGCTTGCGTTTCTCGCAATGCACTTTGAAACTTTTGTCCAAGTGATTCTTCTTGAAGTTTTTTCATTTCATCCATACGTCCATTTACATCACCAAGTCCACCGTTTACATCAGTAAGCCCTAATACCGCTTTCGCGCCCATATCTTCCCAACGAGTGGCGAACAATCCAACACCAATTTGATTTTGTTTGACTTTGTCGTCCATACTTCCTAAATCGCCTATTACAGCTTTGAACACATCAGCGGCTGTTGCTTTACCATTGTTAAAAGCTTCCCAAACACCTTGAGTCTCTTTTGAAAGCCCAGCAAAAGCATCTGCAGTTCCTTTTGAACCGTCTTGTACTTTCTTTCCAAATTCAGCAACTGTGTCATTGATATAATCCAAATTATAAGCGCCGTCACGTGTCCCGTTTGCTAAGATTGTAAACATTTCATCCGCAGTAAAACCTGCCTGCTTAAATAACGGTGCATATTCTGAAAGGTTATCAAACAACTCATCCGAATAATTTAGACCTGCTTGAGCACCGGCAGCAAGTAAATCAAAAGTATGTTGTGTTGATAAACCAAATTGACTCATTAATTGTCCTGCACCACGTGTCGCTTCGTTTAAATCAACATCATACACTTTAGCTAGGGTTAAGACATTCTCCGATGCACCTTTTAATTCTTCATGTGGAACATCCCGCATATTTTGATAGACTTTTATCAGTGAATTATCGACCTCTTCAAGACTTTCACCAAACCCCTTTTTCCACACTTCCTTTGAAATCTTACCCAGGTTTTCAGCACCTTTTTGAGTCAATCCTAATGAAGATTGTATTTTTCTTTGCGATCTATCAAAGTCTATCGCTATACCCACAGTCGCTTTCCCGAGCTCAATTAACTGTTGCGATACTCCTTGTAGCATTTGAGTAGCTTCCATCATATTGTGTAAATCCAATTTCTTCCCCAATTGCTCCATACCATCTGCGGCTTGGGAACCACTTTGACCGACACTATGCAACGAATTCTCAAATTGCTTCAATGTAGTTTTCGCTTGATTTAATTTCGTTTCAAGTTGCTGCACTTCAGTAGAGTTCTCACCATACACACGCTTTGCTGCACTCAATTGTTGTTCTAAGTTGTGGACGACCCTATCAGTCATTTCCATTTGCTGACGTAGTTGTTTCTGTGCTAATTCCAACTTATCCGCTTCACTAGCATTTTGACCTAATTCAGCATTTTGAAGTTTGAATGAGCTTGTCAAACGCTTCTGTTCAGCTTCAAGTTTCTTTGAATTCTCTTGTAAATCCAGTAAAGTTCCACGTGCTTCCCTGGCTTCAATTGCTTGCTCGGAAAGACCTTCATTCACTCTTTTCATTGCATTATCAAGAGAAGTTTCAGCACGTTCTGCATCAAGCAACTTCCCGTACATTTTATTGAGTTGTTCGGCGGTTGTACTTGTGTCCTTGGACATAGCTTGATATTCAGCACGTAACATAGCTGTACGTTTCTTGGCTGCTTCCATTTGAATTTCAAGCTTCTTCTTTTCAGCAAGAAGTTTATCAGTCATCGTCGCATCTTGGCCCATTGCTGCAATATGATTTTTATATTCTTTCGCTGCATTATTCATAACCATATTGATTTGTTTCAATGTATTGGCATACTGAACCTGGCCATCCATTTTAAAATTAAGGACGACGTTTCTTTCTTTACTATTCCCTGGCATTTTCTCACCTCATTTCTTATAGGAATGGCGTTTGATCTAGCGTGTAGATTTGTTTTGGTTTCTGCTCATGTAATGCATCCGGATTGTTGTATCTGAGATGCATAATGAACTGTTTTAGAAAATGTGCCGGTGTGATTTTCCAAAAGTCATCCATACTTAAACCAAGCAATGTATTACCGACATAAAAATAAAAATCCCAGTCCAATTCGGACTGAGATTCCTCGTTTTTAGTCAGTATGTTTTTTACTTTTTTTCTTGCTTCAGCTTCTCCATATCAGAATTCTGGAAAGTTTGGCCACTGAAGATTTCGTATACAACGATGAAGATGTCAGGTAAATCATTCATAGGAATGGCACCTTTCAATTCAGCTAATGTACATTCTGTACCGCCGCTACGTACCATCGCATAAATTAATGCACGCATCAATTTCGCTTCATTTTCTCCCAGGCTAAATTGACCTTTTCCTAACATATCATTCATTTCTTTTTCAAATTCATGATAGGGTGTTCCATACGCCTCTTCCACATAAGGAAAAGATTCAAAAGTAAAAACAACAGGGATTGTAACACCCTGTATTTTAATACTATTTCTAGTTATATTAACGTTAACTAAATCACTTAAACGTGCCATACTATCACTCCTTATTTCCCTGGCGTCGATGTTCCACCAAGTTGTGTTAATTGAGATTCGTCACAAATGACTTGTTTTAGGAAATCTTCAGCTTTAATTCCTTTTGCCTCTGGATCACCAGTATCCAATTCAGCTTGTGTTACATCATTAAATAACAATGGATCTGCTGTAATTGTGTAGGCAATGTCATCCACAGTCATTTCATCACCTTGTGTTTTCCAAGATTCCTCTACTGGAGCAACTGTACATTTTGGGTACCAACGTAATATTTTTGTTCCATCATTTAAAGGAAATACAACACCTACTGCGAACTTTGGGTACGCCTTCGCCTTCGCTGTTTCAAAAGACACGCCCTTTTTACGTGTTTTGGCAAAGATTTTATCTTTTACTTCACGATTTAGACCAGCAAGATTAAAAGCTAATCCAAACGCTGTATTTTTGACAATGTTAATAATTTTTTTGTTAGATGCCCACTTTGTAAAATTAGTAGAAGTAGTGGAAATCGTTAAATCAGAAATATTCGTTTGTCTATAAACGATATCCTCATAAGTTGGTAGTGCACTAGAAGTTTCATTTCCCTTCATCAAGCACAGATATAAATCTTCGATCCCTACCGAATATTGAATTTCTTTATTTTCAACTGTCATGTATATCATCCTCACATTCTATCAATTATTTTTTGCGCCATAATATCAGCAATTTTGTCACCTTCTGCATCAAAGGTATTCTGAGAAAAATGTAGACCTTTCACTCGACCTTTCCCATTCGCTTTTTTATGGCCGTGTTCAGCTAGATACCAATACCATGCTGCATCTTCGAATTCCACAGATACACGATCATTCTTTACAACGACTTTTAAGCTATTTTTTAAATGTACTCGCTTGTTCTTATCCGACATTTTAATGCGCTTTTTTAATTCTGCTGCAAAATACTTGGCTGCTTCATCTAATACATCCAAACTTACTTTTTTATTCACACGTAATAGCGTATTGATATCTTCTAAAGCTTCAGCAAAGCCATTGTTATTTGAAGCCATTACTGGATACACCTCACATACGTTATAAACTGTGTGATAGTGTCGTCGTTCTCGTCATAACCCATTCCATCAAATTGAGAATAAGACACGCCTGCTTCGTTAAAAACAACCTTTAACGGCTCATAATCTTTTTCAGTTCCATTTGTGATAACTGCAATTTGATAAAGTGGCATATCCTTTATAACTTTATTAGAAGCTCTTTTCTGTTGCTCATTCACAAATTCATACACAATGTAAGGATAATTTGCTGTTGTAGGTGCACTGTCACGATAAACTGGTATACCAGATTTCTTCATGATGTCTCTTAATTCTTGAAAACTAATTTGCATAAGATAGTGACACCTCCATCAATCGGTCTTCTTCCTTCACATAAATACGCTCGATATTATAAATACGGCCACCAACTTTTACACGGTAATCCTTTTGATTGTTTTCAATCTCCCGATCAATACGAACTTCAATTTTCTTTACAATTTCATTCGTATCTTTTGTTGTAAATTTATCAGTGGCCGTAACTCCAATGTTGTTATAACGAATGTTACGTTCTAACGGATATCCCATCACAACACGATCATTTTCCGGATCAATGGTTTCTCCTAATTTAAGTAGCTCACCCATCCATTTGAGTTTATTCGTCTTTCTCTTCATCGGCATAAACCTCCTGGACAAACATCGGCGTTAAGGCATCAAGAGCTTGTTCCAATTCTTTTTCAGCAACCCTGTAATCATAGTAAATACCAGCGACCATAATAATTAAATACTCGGTCTGCTTGCCTGTCGCATTCTTTACATAGGTCTTTGCTTGAGTGATATAAAAAGAGAGCAAAGAATCATCCATGCCCTCTTCCCAATGAATATGAGATTTTAATTTCTCAATTAAATCTTCCATATTAAGCACCCGGTGTAGTTTGACCTTTCAAGACGTACTTATAAACTGGAACTTCAAATGGAGAATGAATTAATTGAGCATCTAGTAAGTTCCAGATACGGAAACCTACACGGTTTGTACGTGAGAATAACTCAACTAACTTTTGTACTTCTAGTGACCCAATAACATCTTGAATATAGAACTTAGAAAAATCACCGAAATAGAATACTGGTGTATCTGGTGAATCAGGAATGTCAATTGCATCTTCTTCCTCAACAGGGAAGCCTAATAATGTATAACCAATGCCGCCCTCTGCTTGATTAAATGGACGAAGTAATGGGAAACCATCATCAGTTTTCATTGTTTCAATTTTTGTTAGTGCTGCTGTATTTAATACCCATCGTGCTTTTTTACGAACTTCTTTAACAGGTGTATTTTTCATTTTTACTAATGCATCGTAAAGATTTTTTTCATCTGTTTTAAACTCAACAGCTTTCTTTGCTAATGCACCGTCATTTATGTTATTAGCTTCATCACCATTAACCATATATTGAGTTTCTTTACGAACATAAGCTTTTTTCAGCTCGTCCATTACGATTTGTTCAATTGGTAAACCAGTTCGTGCCAACAGCTTTTTCGTTACAGTAGCAAGCGCATCAAATTCTGTTGGCGATAATTCAATTTCATCAAATTCGATATCTGTTTCTGGAATTTCATTATTTGTTCGCTCGTTTTTATGACCTTGAGCTTCTGCCTTCTTAACTAGAACAGGATACTTAATATTTTCTTTTGTTTTTACTCCTGTACCTAATCGACGTAAGAAGTTTTCTTCTTGAGCATACGTAATAATTTCTTTACTTAAGAAATCTGGAATAGTAACAGAGCCATTACCAGTCACTAACCCTAATGCACGGGCTTCTGTTTCATCAATGTTACCTACAATGTAGTTTGCAAAAGCTGAACGAGTTTCCTTTTCTTTGTTTTTAGTAGATTTATGACCTTTAGTAGAAAGAGCTGCTGCGATAGATTCTGAAATAGCGGAACGTTGTTCTTCTGACAGTTCGGTTTTTTCATTCGGATTTTCTTTTGCTGCTGGGTCTTCTTTTTTATCTGGATCTTCATCTTTCTTTTTGTCTGGATCTTCTCCTTTTTCTTCCGCTTCTAATTTTGCTAACTCATCAGTGATAGTTTGTACTTCCTTTGTTAATTCTTCTACTTCAGCTTTAATTGCTGCTAGTTCTTCTGAACGAACTTCATTTTTTTCTACTTCCCCTTGCAATTCTGCTAATCGAGATTTCGTTCTTGTTAAAGATGCGTTTAAGATTTCTTTTAAGTTCATGTTAATTTTCCTCCAGGACTTTTTTTATTTGTTTAATAATGTTGTTTCTTTCCTCTGTATCATCTTCCACAACTGTTTTTATAGCTGCTTCTTCACTTCTCATTTCAATCATGGCTGTATTTTCGCCCCTGGTTTCAATGGAAGTTGCAACATAGGCTGGTGTCATATCCAAAATAGACACTTCTAAAAGCTCTAGTTCTTCAATAGATCGTTTTTGAACACCAGATTCACCTTCTTCCCACGAATCTTTTTCAGAAACAAAACCAAATGACCAACCACGTAATTCTTTATTCCTTGCCTTCTTAATCACTTGTTCATCCGTAACCGTAGCGATGGCTCTTAAACCAATATTGTCTTCATACAATTCCAGATTTCCCTTTTCAATAGAGCCAAGCTTTCTATTTTTATCGTGGTTAAAAAGTAAATCCACATTCTTTGCTTTCTTTAATGCCTTTTCAAATGTTTTAGGAACAATTCTCTCTTTGAAATATCCCCTTGGAGAAGGCAACATTCGACTTTCTCTGTCCACAACATTCACATAACCATCAAGTATGACTTGATTCCCTCGGACCTCAATTTTCATTCTCTTCACCTCCTCCCAGTGAACCATCGTTCGCTTCTTTCTTACCGATTTCAGTTAAATCATTTGAAATATAAATAGCTTGTGATTCCTTGGTATTTTGTTTAGGGAATCCAAGCATATCAGCGACATTATCAGGTGAAGTAATAGCTGTACGCACAAGGTTGTAACCAATATTCGTTTTGTTGCTATAAGTGACAAAATCAAGAATATTAATCTTAAATTTGATACGTTTCCCTGAATTTTGGCCATAAAAAAGAAGACTCAAATGGTCTTCAAAATTTTTCATTATTGGTCTCACTGCTTTGTTGTGGATATACATCATTGCTTTTTCGATATCTTCTTTGATTAACTCTGTGTATGTGTCCACATTTATGCCTAAATACTTACCTAAATCTTTTTTATATACATTTAGATATGCTAGGGTCTTTTCATCGTCTAGCGGGCTTTTAAGCGTATCAATTGAGTACCCTTTTCCAAGAGGAATCATTTTTACAGACCTAGATTCATCAATTGATTCTAATTGATCTAAAATTGCATTGATTAACTTTGACTGCGCACCATTCTGTGGATTGATATGAGCATCCAACTTTAGTAAGAATGCTAATAGTCCACCTTTTTTATATTTGTCAGTTAAAGTTTTCTCAGCTGACATAACCCCCTCAAGTGTATCTCTTCCTAAATCAAGAAGACCTTTTCCTCTTAAGTGATCTGCACCAATATTTTTCACATGACGAATCATAAATGGAGGTATTTCGTGACCACCAATATTAAAATGCTCTACTAAATTGTCATCTAACTCTGTAAAAACATTTGAAGCTAAATGGATTTGATTTCCATTTAATATCGGAAATGTTTCTCCCTCGAGTAAATAAGTATTCGTCATTAATTTAATGAATTCAGATTGTGTAAGATAGTTGTTTGGATCCCTTAAGATTTGAAGCGCAATATCATCTTTAATTTCATTTCCGAATTCATCTTCCACAACAATATCAGCCAATACCATTTGATTGCTAATATCTTGTAGCAACTCGTAAACATCGCTAGATTGTAAGATGTTTGAATCTGTAACATATACACCGCCGTAACGAATGCTTTTTCCTAAAACGTCATCCAGATAACCACGCTTTTCAGCTTTTTTAAATAAATAATTTGAAAACCTATCCCTTAAACCCAATTTCTCACCTCATTTCAAGAAAAACTAACAAGCATTCACTAAACTATCATATAACCTACAATTTGAATTGCATTGTTATGTTTCAATCTAAACTCGTCGTCATAGGTATTAATATAATAATCTACCTTTGATACCGTTTCTTGTGTATTTGTAATTACTTCAACTGCACCATTCGGAAGCTTTACAGCAACAGAAATAATTTGTGGTGTACCTACCGCTTTTACTTCTTCAATAAATCGTTCTTTCAATTTCATTACTCAACAACCTCCCAGTTTTCAGCGAATAATTCAATATTCGTTTCTTTCCACGGAACTCTACCAAAACGAGATTCTACATACAGATATGGAGCTGTCATTTTACTGTGTTCATCAGGGAACTGAGCACAGATTACAACATCTTGGCTCCATTGTGGTAATCGCATCCCTTTACCTTTTTTCACTTCTTCAAATGCTTGGCCAAAATTCATTTCTCATTCACTCCTTATCGATAAATATTGTTTAAGTATTTTTCATACTCATCTTCCGGAACTTGATCTTCCATCATATTCAATGTTTCCTTATGACCAATTAACATGGCCACAAACCCATCGATATGCTCCGGTGATTTACGTTTAGATGGTGTCTTTAAATTATTAATATTTGTTATTACTTTTGCATTGCTTGCACAATAAATTAATAATTGATTATCAGTTATTACACGATCTTGAAGCAATAATAATTCAAAATCATCAAGCGGTTCATTCATATGAGTTGGATATTGCGGGACTTCTACACATGGAATACCAAGCATCTCCCATTTCTCAACGAGTTTCTCAGCAAGCGCTTGGTCATAATTAATTTGTCTTAAATCAAAATTATCAAATACCCATTCTACATACTCGTTTACCATCTCTTCATCAACTGTTTTACCAGGACAAATTGTTGCAAATCCATGTTCAGCAAATGCACGATAAGGAACATTTCTTTGTTGCTCTTTATCTTCAATTCCAAACTCCGGAATAAAATACATTTGCTTCACTTTTAGAATCGCTTTTCCTTCATCATAAGTCGGGATATTTATCGATACACAAGTTAAGTCTGTACGTCTTGATAAATCCACACCAATAACACACGTTAACCCTTTGACATCTCCCAAATCATCCACAAGCATTTTATCTAATTGTTCTTTGTCAAAATACGTTTCAGCATAGTTAACGAACACATCTAAATGCTTTGATAGGAATTCAGCCTTATTAAAACTATTATTTTGAGCTTCTTTAAAAGCATTTTCAAGAAACTCCATGTTAACTGATATACCCATATTGGGATTAACCATTTTCCAAACCTTACGGTCTTCCCAATCAAACTTTTTATTTGGCTCATAGATCATCGCAAACCAATCATCATTGTTATCATCTTGTAATACTTCTTTTGCATAAGTATAAATATGAGTTCCCAACGATCCGGTATTCTTTCCTGCTGTGGAAGTAATGATGTTGAGTGGTTCTTCTTGAGCAATTTGCGCTGAACGTAAGTTATCATATTGTTCACGGTCCATTTGAGCATGAACTTCATCAAAATAATTGATATACGGGTTTTTACCTTCGTTACCAGCGTTATCTTTCGTAAGAACCTTGATTACATTTGCATATTTAATATCGTCTTCCACAAATGTGTATTTAATTGATTTAATCGTATCCTCTTTACCTTTGTAGATACGTGTATCTGGACGTAAATCAGGACTATTTTCAATCGTTAAAGCAATTGGTCCTGCTGCATTTTGACATTGTTCAAAAGTATTTGCGGAAATATAACAATCAGCGCCTTTTACACCTTCACCGTACATCGCATAAATAACTGGTGAACCGCCCATGATTGTTTTTCCGTTTTTCTTCGGAACCTGCAAATAAGCCGTACGAATCACTCGCACCGCTTTACCATCTTCATTATATTTTTGCCAACCATAAATGTTAGCGAAGTAAAACTTTTGCCAGGACTCTAAAATTAACGGCTGTCCCGCCCATTTTCCTTTTGCATGTTTTAAGAATGTTTCTGTGAAATAAATCATCGCATTTGCTTTTTCAACATCGAACCAAATATCTTTTCGTTTCTTCCATTTCTTATATCGTTTGATTGCCAATTTAATAGAATCAGGATATAAGTGCGGGGCTGCATCTACTTCCGAAACGAATATATCAGCGTAATTTGTTTCAAAATCAATCATCGATTCAACCTCTGCCTAAATTGCAATAATTTGTTGTTATCAGTAGGCTCCGTGGGCTCTTTCTCTGCTTTTCCCTTTTCGAGAAGAACCCCACTTTTTTTAATTAAATCTTTGTTTTTCCCGTCCAGTCCTAATTGCCCCAAATACTTTGCTTTTTACTTCGACCAAACTTCAACTTGTTGAGCCAATGGATGCTTTGATTCTTTCACATCACCATTTACATTCTTTGTTTTTTGGACTGTTGGAAAGTTTGAATTCTTCCACAACCCATATTTGACGCTGTATATCTCAACTGCATCAAGATAAACTTCAATCAATGGATCAAGCGCTGGCGAATAAGTTCCGGCTTCAACCAAAACATTCATAATACGCTGCGCTTCTAATTCTTTTTTCTTTTCAGCTTCAATTACGACCTTCGATTTTCTGGCCATTCCTTAAACCACCACCTAAAAAAAACGAATTTTTTTCAAAAAATCATTTTGAGGTGCGCGTTTGCACCCCCACTCCCTATCCCCCCATAAGGCCAGCTTTTCTTTTTTCGATAGGGGGGCTTATAGTTTCCAGTCGAACTTTTTCTTTTCCTGGTATTTTGCATTTGTTTCTCTTTCTACAATCGGATGACACTTAGAACAAAGTGTATCGATATTATATGGATCTAACTTTAATGAAGGATTCACTTTAATTGGAACAATATGATGATGATGTGCTTGCTTACCAAACACAAACCTTCCACATCGTTGACACAATCCTTTATCTCTTTGATAACAGAATGACTTTAAATCTTGCCAGGCTTTTGTACGATAGAATGATCTGTTCTTTGAGTACACAACTGTCTTCTTCTGTTTACGTTTATGATTGAGACAGTATCGCCCTTTATCAATTAGTGTCTTGCAGCCTTGCTCAGCACAGTACTTCATGATAGTAACTTAATAATATCTTCTCTCTTTTTAACATCGGCTGGAATCTCAACATTAATCGATGCAGCATGTTCACGTAATTCTTTTATTGTCTTGTTACTCAAGATAAGCTCTGTTCCTGATTCACCAATTGCCAACGTATCTTTAGTCAAATACCCTCCTGTTGCAAATCCTTTATCAGCGATCATACTCTCAGGATTAACCGTTACTTCGAATCCTGGTTCTTCACCAGTTGGTACAAATAAGCTTTTCTTCTGTTCATTATCCCAATACTCTGTACCTGATATTGTTTTTCTTGTTTCACTAATCATTTACATTCACTCTCCTTATCTAACGGAACAATTGTTGTATTATGAGTAACAGAATGAATACAACATTTCCCTTCTAACAAAACTCTTTTCCCTGTAATTGATGTTCCACAATCATTACAAACAAGTTTAACTATTTCCTCACCATCAGAATATCTTTTAATACCATCTACTTCTTCAATATGCCAAACATTAAATGGATATCTATTAGTCTTTGGTAAAGTTTCATTCTTGTGTACTACCTTTGTAATTACATACTTCTTATTTAATGTTTCTAATGCATCGATGACTTTATGAAGTTCATCTAAGGATGTAATTTGCTTTTTGTATTTACTCATTTCTTCTTGCTCCTTTTCATCCTTAATAGATTTTAATTGTGCCATTTCCTTTTCAACCATTTTATCGATTGGATCATGAACTACAATCAAAGTTGGTATTACTTGTTTATGATTAGTACCTTTGAGCACTTGAATTACATCATGACTAAGAACCTTAACATCATGCGCAAACATCTTAAATATCCTAAACATACGAAACACCACCTATGTAATTTTTACATAATAAAAGAGCAACCGTGCACCAGTTGCCCTTTCGTCAATTTCTTATGTTATTACTATAAATCATTTTTTCAATAGTTTCAGTGACCAAAAGGTGACCCACCAAAAAGTCACTTTTTTATCTTGTCAGCGAATTTTATTATTCTTGCTATAGTTGAATGCCTACGCTTAATGTAATCGGCATTATAATTTAAAGCACATGCTATTTCGGGTAATGTCATACCTTCTATATATTTCATGCGTATAATTTTATTGTCTAATCCCTTAAACTCATTTATTAGATTCAACAAATTATGCATTTCATTCATCTTATATGCTAAGTCAAGTTCGATTACTTCAAGACGCTTTTCAACCTTAGCGCCTTCCGATTCAGCGGTTAAACGTACCTCTCGCAAATCACCACTGATCCAGCGTTTTAATTCAGCTTTTGTTCTATCTAAGTTGTACTCTAATAAGGCAATATCTTCTTCTAATTTCTGATAGTCTTTCAGCCAGTCAAACAAATGATGATTCACCTACTTTCTATAAAAAACAATACATCTCATAAAACACGTTTATTTTCCTTTCTAAGACGTTTTAACACTTGTACATCTATTTGTATTCAGAAAGAAATAAAACTTCAAATTACTATGATTCTGGCGGTCATTTTCATGTCGGAACATGTCGATTAGATTCAAACATCGCTTTTATTCCACATCATTTATTTTTAAAACAAAATGACTAGTATCTTGATAATCTAATTTCTCTTGATCCATTGACTCCACCTTTTTCTCAACTAATCTTTGGAAATCATCACTGTTCGCATCTTCTGGTATTTCAACTTCAACAAGAACTTTATACGTTTTCGTTACTTCCGCTTCTACTTGATACTTTTCCATCTTTATACCCCTCCATTTTCTAATAAAATTCAAATTGTATTAATGTCCTGAGCCGAAGCCCAGGACAAATATTTATTCAGCAACACTTTCTTCATCAACAATCTTCAATTGCCCCGGAGCAACATCAGTTGTTCCATCAGGATTAACGTTATACTCGACACCTTCATGTTGTTCTTCGTAAAACTCATCAATCGACATTTGCGAAGGTTCTAGAGTAATAGAAACATTTTCACCAGCGAATGGATAAAGTTTATTAATTTTATCTTTCGTATCGCCTTTTACATTGAATTTAAGAACGGTCTTCTTGCTATCACGTTGAATAGAAACAAATTCAGCACCAATTGCTTCAACATCGCTTTTTTCCACAGTTAGATGAACAATAGTACCTGGCATCTTCAATAACTCATCAGCATGTGGTAATTCATCACTTAATACGTGGAACATCAAAACTTCCTTTTTATCATCTTTTTGCATTTTCTTAAATAATACGTTCAATTGAATTTTAGTCATGGTTTATTTCTCCTTTAATTGTTTTAGGTTTCATCAGATAACGCCCTTCTTCAAATACTCACGAGCCATATATAAGAAATGATGATATATGTAATTACCGGTTGTAGCTGGCTCAATAAATACCGTTGAAAATCCATATCGTACTTCAAATGTTTTTAAACTACCAAGTAACGCTTCTGGTTTGTATTGACTTATATACTCACCTTTTAATATTTTTTGATAGCCTTTTAAATCTTCCACAAGAAGAACAAATGGATGTTTAGCAGCACGAATCAATTCATTTTCAAATCTCGTACGATCTTTAATTGATTGAACCAATTCATCTACGCCATTTTTACGTTCTACCCCAGCACTTAAATAAATATCTCGTGTAATGCCCATTTCAGGATTTTTAGGAATTACCGCTGAATAATCGGCTGTATCAATTTTTCTAAGTCTGAATTTAACATCCTTTTTACGGAAATAATCAAGTACATGTTGGTTTTTCTGTTCCCTTGTATCCACCATGATTTCTAATGTATCCAGGATTTCCTTTAACTCTTTTTCTGAGTATCGATAATGTATAGCACTCATATTTATCGCTCCAATAACTCTGGATTTTCGTAAATATTTCCGATGACTTCAATCTCTGTTGCTTCGTTAAATATCGACCATCCGTTACTTCCGTCTGTCTTTTCAAACAGAAAGGCACATTCTATAAACTTAACTATTCCTATTTCGTCAATATCGCATCCTGGCATAACGCTATACATATGAACAATATCCCCTTCATAAATCTCCTTACCGTTTTTGTCTTTTAATCCTGTATATTGCTGTGGATCTAAACACACCAACCAATTATCATCTTCATTATTTAATATCCACCAATTGATGCCATCTTTTGATATACATTCGCTATAAACCCAATCCGTTCCATCCCAAGCACGGAATTTTATCTCTCTCATTTTCATGCCCCTTTCTTAAAATAAGCCATCGCACGATTATATAAATTCAATGAAAGCTCGTCCGTTAATTTATTTTCATAGTTGGCCACAGATTCTTTTACATATAACCAACCGTTAAGTGAGAAGTTTAAAGTTAATTCCATAACTAACCTTGCTGCAGCTTCATCATGATTAAACCAATCATTTATTTTTGGATTCATGTCTTGCTCAACACCGATAAAAAAATTAATAACTTTATCTATCGTTTGTTTTACTGCATGATCTTGGTCCGAATAATTCCCTTGCAAATATTTAATAATACGTAGCTTGTATTCTTTAATAACTGATTCAATTTCAGGAGCAATCTTTTCATGGTTCTCAATATATAATTCATTTCCATCTAGCACGAGCTTCGCTCCCATCGATTGAACATCAGCACATATCTGTTTTGGATGCATGTTATACACCTTCAATAGTAAGAAGTTCATCGATTGAAAATAGAGCTACATCTAAAACATATACATATCCATCAGAATCCCTTCTTGTTTGAAAAGCTAATGTATTCTCTAAGTAATACCTAAAGACAGCTTGACTAAAGATATACATACCACCAACTAAATGGCACCATGTTTTATATACTTTATAGAAATCGACTATTTTCATTTCTTTATTTGTCCGTCTATTGCAATTTGTTTCAACAAACACTTGTACACTTTCTACATTTTTTCTATTGTGTTTCCTAGATTGTCTTTCAAGCTCAGCAATAACTTTTTTTAAAAGCAAAATTTCCTTTTGATAATTTTCTGCTACAATGACAGTCTCACTTTTTGACATTTTCTTATTCTCCTTAAAAGAGTTACTGAAGTTATCAAATAAAAATTTTCGATAACTCATCAAAAACCAGTCACATCAAGGGTTTAAACCATATTGAGTTATCAAAGTTACTAAAGTTACTTGAAAAACTATTAAAGCCCTATATATATATTTTTTTTATTTATTTATTTTCTTAAGAGCCAATATAGTATTTTCAATAACTTCAATAACTATTCATCTATAAACCTTTCTATATCAACGTTTATAAGAGTTATTGAAAAAATCAGTTCAGTAACTTTAGTAACTATTATCTAAACTTTTTTCCTATTGATGGAAGTTACATTATTTTTTTCTTCTTTATCTTCAGTTGAGAATAGATTTGCTCCCGCAAATTGATTTAATGTAATTCCAGTAATAAATGTTTTATTACCTGTGCCCTTTTCTTTCTTAAATCCACGAATCTCTAATTGACGATAAAAGGCACGATTCTTTAAATCCATTTCATTATTTTGATAGCACCACTTGGTATAACTTTCATAAAGTGATTTCGCTTCAATTTGAGCCGTAGAATGAACCGTACAATTTTCATCAATAAATGGTCCTAATATATCCATGTCTTCACGATATTCGGCTGTCGCTGCCTTCACAGCTTCAGGAGCACGCAATCCTTCGGCCTGCCACTTCATGCAACCTTCAACAGCCCACCGTAAAACTCCAGGCATTTCTTTTGCTAATTTATCAGGTAGATCATAATCAATCTTGTCTTTTGGGATTGTTACGGTAAATGGAATAAGCATAATCCTTCTCCATATACCTTCATCTGAACCTTTTACAATTGGCTTATGATTGGTAGTGAAAAACACTTTAAACTCTGGTGTAAATTCAAAGTATTCCTGACGTAAGAAACGAGCTGACATTTTCTCTCCACCGGTGATTTGTTTAACCAGGGCTTCAGATAATTGTTGTCCTTCTTCACTTTCAACCGCTGATACAAAACGTGCTCCATCTAATCTGGCCACATCGTTATTGATTCCTGAATCATTTCTCTTTTTTAAGAAGGTATCACTGTTTGTCTGTCTTCCATAATCACCGAGTAGATCCTGGATGATATTAATAAAAGTAGACTTACCATTACGACCATTTCCAAATAAGAAAAACATTACTTGCTCTTTTGTTACACCAGTTAATGAATAACCAATTGCTTTCTGCAGGTAGTTAATTAATTCTTGATCCGGTTCACCTGCAGGTGTTTTAAAAATACTTTCCAAGAAAGCTTTCCAGTTTGGACACTCAGCATTTCTGTCATACTTGATTGGAGAAATCTTTGTTAATAACAAGTCACGGTCATGTGGTAATAATTCACCTGTCTTTAAATCGATAACTCCGTTCTCACAGTTAAAAAGAAAACTATGAGAATCTAATTCTTTCTTTTTTACTGATACCATAGGTCTCACATCCAATATGCTATTTATCCTAATTGACCGTCTTTCACATTTCTTAGCCCAATCATGTAGCAACTTTGATTGGTATTTATCCTCTGTAGCCTTCGCTTCTCCATATATAGCTCTCAACGTTTTGGCCGTGATAGCTTCAATTTGTCTCTTACTATCCTCATGCCAATGCTTACCGTTCCATATAAGCCATTCCAATTCGTTACAGTACCGAACATTTTCGCCATGATAATATGCGATACGTTCCGCATTTCCTAACTCAGTTAAATGAAACTTTGGTGCTTCATCGATAATTTCCTCAGTATCTTCAATTGAGTTATCAGAAATGTAAACCTCATACTTTTTCTCTTCAGGCGGTTCATAATCAGCTATTGTGGAAGGAGTTGAAAGAATTGCTGTATCAATTGTCATTTGGCCATATGTACGGCCATCACTTGAATGTTGTTTATCCCACTTCTCACGAAGTAAGGAAGACTCTCTAAACATTGAATCCATCTTTGCAGCATCTTTATCCGTCCAAAATGCTAAATGATTACATAAGGCCATATCAGTTGAAGAATGATCTCCGTTAATCAACATACCCTGGAATAAATCTTTAATGGCTGCACCGCTTTTACTATCAAACATTCGCTCCCACAATTCTGCATTCGATAAACTAGTAATATCTTCTCGTTCAAATGAAGTAGTGCTTTGCTTCTTCTCAGGCTTTGGCTTTTCTTTCAAATACTTCTCAAATAAAACTTTTAATTCATCCGTCCTATCTTCTACAGGAACTTGATCTAAACAATCACCGGTGAAAGTAAAATACCGTCCATGTCTATATACTTCCAATCCAATATCAACATTTTTCCGTCCTGTACCTGGTCCTTTTAATGGCAGCTTACCTTTTGCAATAATGTGGATACCATCACCACTTGGTGAATATTCCGTGTAACTATTAACAGTTTCAATAACGTCCTCAGCTAAACTTGTAATCGCACCTTCTTGAATACAATGGTCAATATCTATTCCTACAAATGGATCATCTTTAGAAAACATAAATCCGATTCCGTCATATCCACCTTGTTCATAAAACTTTATGATTGTCGGAAACGTTGACCAGCTCCGTTTATTATTTGATTGAGCCATTTCCCCATTGATTTGATAAGGAACTTTTGTTTTCTTACCGTTTCTTACTTCTGACCGCCATAAGATCCAATGAGGAGTGTTTTTAAGCTCTGCCGGTATTTGATTAAATTTATATCTCATTTGATTTTCTCCCTTTGGAAAAGGGAGCCGTTAGTAGCTCCCTCCTATTTGAATCTTGTTAATTAACTTTTAGAATGGGACATCCTCATCCGTAATTGTAAATGCAGTATTTGGAGCCGATGCTTCTGATTCTTTAAATCCATTTACTTGCGGATATTTTTTACCGTTATATTCACGCTCACCTACTACTACACGAAGATGTTTATTTAAAAGTGTATCTGCCCATTCTTTATAAGAAGCAAATTTCATTCCTGTTGGAAAAGCTGCAGCTTTAGAAATCGCTTGTAATCTCCACATTGATTTTTCAGTTACAACAAAATTATCGAATAAGAGCTTTTGTCCTTGGAATTCTTGATCTACATCACTACGAATTTCATAATCCACAACAATCATGTTGTTTCCGGATTCAGCTTTTTTTAATTCATAATTAACAACTGTTACCTCATATTCCCCTGGCTTAACTTGTTCAAATCCTTTTGCTTGTTCATGATCTACTGTAAACATTATTTTTCCTCCTTGTTGTTAAAAACTTGTAATCTATCTAAAGCAGCATTTAAATATTTAAGATTGAAATCTTGAAGTTTTTGTTTTGTTTTAAACTCAATTTCATCTAGCATCTTCGCTGCTTCATCACTGGATTCAACAATTTCTATAATTTTTGCAATAAGAGCATTTCTTTCATTCTCTTGCTCCGCTCTTACATCCACGCCAAGTTCTAACCATTTATAAATGATTGCACCATGCTCCGGCTTAATTAATTCACCATTTTCATTTATTAAATTAGAATTATCCTTGGTTGGTGTAGCTGTATGATTTTGCTCCATACGTAGAACAATCATGAATTCGTACTCCAAATCATCTTTCTGAATTGGTTTTAATCCTAACTTACGAATTTGAAGCTTATCATTATCATCACGCTCAGCTTGATATTCCTGTTTAGTACGCAACGTAGCAATGATATGAACATCATTTTCTGTGAGTGATTTAATGAATTCTTTAATAACCGGCTTCATTGTTTTCCAATCTTGAAAACGGCCACCTAAATCTTGCTGCTGGTCTAAGATACCTCCGATACCTTCCCAAGCATGTGAAAGACTATCTGCAATAACAACCTCACAACCACTTTTCTTTAATAATTCGATCGCTTGTTGATATCGTACTGTAGAATATGGTGCATCAAGTTCTACATATTTAAAGCTACCAATCTTGTAACCTTTAATTGTATTGTTCGCATAAAGAAGTGAGCGTTTGTGCTCAGTATCGATAACACCAATCTTCTTCCACAATTCTTCTTCTGGTAAATCAGGATAAGCTTCTTTCATCATTCCATATGCTAGAATTAAAGAAGTGAATGTTTTACCTCCACCACTTACACCGAATAATGCTATACAAGCTTTCAGCTTTTCACGTTGTGCATCTGTTACTTGCAACATATTTATACCTCCACACTATAAGAGATAGATTCAGGTTTGATCGTAACCCCTGGAACAATTTGTCCATCCTCATCTACGATTACTTTTTCACCGCTGATTTCCACAATCTTTAATTTCTTCTTAAAATCAGCCCATTTGACTTCTGTTTTTAAGCAATCATCAAGCTCATTTTCAATGGCATATTGAAGTACCTGGGCTTTATCTTTTTGCTCCGGCGCTTCACTACTCTTACGAGTTTTTGATTTACCATAAGGCGTACTAATTGTTTTCTGTTTTGGATCCATTTCAAGCTGTTCCATATGATAACATCGGATATGAGTTTCAAAGAATGAAATATCATTGTGGATGGGTTTCAATTCACTTTGCTCCCATTGTGTAATACGATCACGTTCAACATTTGCTAGTGTCGTAATTTCTTTTTCCTTCGCTTTAAGTGCTGCAAGTTTACGGAATGCCCAGTTCAAACCGTTAATATCCGTAATTTCAAATTGTTGCTCCGCATCTTGTAATTGGTCCACTTCTAATAATTCATTTTGTTGTAATGCATTCATCGATATTACCTCCAAGTTTAGTTGTTAATCTTTCTGAAGTATAAAGAGAGAAATAAATTACATGTTCACTAATAAACGAAACTTCATAAGGATAATCCTTTGATTCACGTTTTAGTATTAATGGTTTAACCTTTGATTCATCCAACAACGATTCCAATACTTCATTAGTAAGATGAACCTCTTTTCCACGAACACTGATAATCCCATGTTCAGTTCGAGCTTCTCGTATAGCTTGTACAGCCTTAGCAACTTCTTTAATACTCATTAATATGTAACCTCCTAACCTATAAATTTGGAATTATACGAGTTACACCAGTAGTCCGATGGACCAAATGCAATTCCTTATTTACTTTCTTATAAATCAACCAATCCTGTGGATTTAAATCGTGTGATTGAATATGAATTTTTTCACGTTTGTTTGGCTTTTTACCGTTCTTCAAGACATAGCCTCTCCTTTACACAAAATCAATTCATGCTATAATAACTGTGAATATTTTTATTTAGATCACCTGTTGGCGCAGGTGGTTTTTTAATGTCCTTTTACCCCTGAAAAATGATGTTTGCTTCATCGGTTTATAATCAGGATTAATTTTTAGAAATGCTTTGTTTTTCTTTCCATTCACTGTGGATTGTCCCATCTCAAATTTCATTGCAATTTCTGCTGTGGTATACCCCTCACCGATGTGCAGAATGATTGACTTTTCTTTTTCTTCCAGCACACTCGTTACTTCTTCAAACTCAATGGATGATATTACTTCTTCTTCCACATCAATTGGAGACACTGCGTAGAATTCGTTTACTGTTTCCTCATCTCGATGTAAATCAATCGAATGAAAATTAATTTGGTTCCTTTCCTCATGACTAACTTTTCTACTTATCTTAAAAGGCATTCCTTTCATGTGAATTTCATCGCTCATTGCCCATTTCATACCTTTCATGACATAAGCATTGAATGTTTTCACTCTCTCTGCATCATATTTCACACAGCACTGCCATAAATGCATACGACCTACTTGAATTAAATCGTCCAACTCCATATTGTTCATTTCTGCAATTTGTGTAGCTCTTGCCATACTTCCAAACCTTTGTTTAATCGCCGCTATCACTAAATGTTGTTTCTCTTCGAACAACTCTTCAGGTGTCATTTTCTTTTACCATCCTTTCTTTAATTATTGAGCTTGATAGCATTCAACTTCGTATTCTTCTGTCAAATATTGCTTTAAATTCTGTTCAAGTACAACATCGCAATCAAACACAAAGTAAGTTTCATCTTTCATAATTTCATTACCATAAAAATCTTCAATTGGATGATCCGGCTCCTTAATCTTTTCTTCTTCAGGAATGTCTTCCACAAATATTGCATCGATATTACTTAATCCAATGTGGAAGGGTACTTTCTCATTAGCACCTGTATACTCGATTTTTGTTAAAGCTCCAAATCCATTTTTAAACGTTGCAAACTCCTCAACTGTAAAACCTGCTGTTGCACCAGATTTAAAAATTACTGTTACTTCCTTCAATTAACTCACCTCATTCATTTCCTTTTCCATTTCAACCCACTCTTGCGGAAATACAATCTTTCCATCGAGTGCATGAACTACAGTAAAATCATCTTTATCGCAAATTCGAACTTCAGGGAAAATACGCTTTTGTAAATTTACGTAGTTCCAAGTTTCTTGTGCATTCGCAAGGTTAACCGCTGGACAAAACTGTCCGTCTTTTTCAATAAAACAATAACCTTTGAACAATTAACTCACCTCCCTTCGAGTTGAAACCTTACGGTTCATTTCATATAACTTACGTTTTGCTTCTGATTCCATAGCTTCTAATAGTAAAGGGTTATTTCTTGCTTCTGCGCATTTTTTAACAACTTCATGCCCCTTCATAATTCGTGTTGCTAGTAGTACTCCATTCATACTTTTCACTCTCCTTTAATTTGTAGAACCAATATTTATCGTCAAATTTCGCAAATATATTAAAAAAATTATTCATTCTCATTTTGCTTTTTTCGTTGTTCCACTTTTCTTTGAATAATTAACTCCCGTGCAGCTGGTATTAACGGTGTTAAAAATTTCTTCCACTGTTCCTTTGTAAGGATTACTTTCACCACATACCCATTTTCATCACGAATGATTTGTCCCCCACTCATCCTCAATCACCTCAATGCATTTATATGTTCGTGGGACAATAGGACTACCCATTTAAACCAAAATTTTATGAAACAATTTTCTTTAAATTATTTGCTCTTTCTTGTACACGTTTCTTCATCTGTACGAATTTTTCGTACTTAGAGCCAAAAAATATATCCTCATACGGAACATCGAACAAATACATATACTTTTTAATTAATTCATCTGGTATGTTTGTTGAGTCTTGTTCGTATAACCATAGCGTTTTTGGGGATACTTCTAATATATCCGCAAGCTCTGCTTGATTGAACCCCGCGCTTTCCCTAAGTTCATTCAATGTTCTTTTCAAATAATCCATTTCGTTTCCCCCTTCCTTCGAGATTTATTGTATTACTAAATTTATGTAATTTCAACACAAAAATACGAAAAAACCATACAAATATAGCACTTTACGAATAATTCGTAATATGTTATATTAAAAAGCGTAGTCAGAATAGGAGGTGACGGTATGACTGATATACAAAAACAAACCATAGTAAAAAACATAAAGAAATTTTTAAAAAAAAATAATATGACTCAATCTGATTTAGCTAGTCAAATAGGAATTGCAAGAAGTACCTTAAGTGATTATATGAATTATAGAGCCAAACCAAGTTCAGGGGTTTTAGAAAAAATGGCCGCTGTATTTGGAGTAACAAAATCTGATATTGATACAACTTATAAGAATACAAAAGTTGAAATTGTGGATGGGGAACTTCAATTAGTTCAAGAAAAACCCATTGAGTGTGAACTAAAAAAAGACATTCCTATTATTGGTAAAATAGCAGCTGGTGTTCCATTGGAAGCTATAGAAGATGTAGTTGATAGAATTGCACCTCCATATAAAACTCACAGTATTGATGAATTATTCGGACTGGTTGTTAACGGTGAATCCATGAATAAAATTGTTCCTAATGGACATTACGCCATACTGAAAAAACAGTGTGATGTACAAAACGGAGAAATAGCAGCTGTAATTGTAAATGGACATTACGCAACTTTAAAAAAGGTGTATAAATTTACAGATTTAATAATTTTAGAACCTTGTTCACATGACAAAAGTTTTAAGGACCAACAATACTCACAAAATAACTGCGAGGATATAAGGATTATAGGAAAATTTTTATACAGTGTGAGTCCGATCATTCAATAATTAGGCGGTGAAACAGTGTATGTAGTCGGCAAATGCCGACTGAATGAAATTTTAAAAGAGAAGAAATTAACACAAGTAGATTTAGCATTAAAGTTAGATATGAAAAAACAACAAGTTCATTCTTATGCAAATAATGATAGAATCATGTCTTATCAAACTGCTAAGAATATCGCTTCTCAACTTAACGTAAATATGGAAGATTTATATGATTTCATTCAGTTGGATGAACAGTGAGAATTTCTCACTGGGCCAAAAAGTCAATCAAATGATTGACTCATACATTTGTCTAATTAGCTTTGATAAAACATATGATATAGAAATTTAGTTAAGAAAGGAGCATGCGCAAATGAAGTGTGTAATTTATAGACGTGTATCTACTGATATGCAAGTTGAAGAAGGTATTTCATTAGATATGCAGAAATTACGTCTGGAGCAATATGCTAAATCACAAGGATGGGTAGTTGTAAATGATTACTGTGATGAAGGATATAGTGCGAAAAATACAGAACGACCTGCTTTTCAAAAAATGATAAAAGATATGAAGAAAAAACAATTTGATATTATTCTTGTTTATAGATTAGATCGATTCACTCGTTCAGTATCAGACTTACATTCCATTCTAAAAATAATGGATGAATATAATGTTAAATTTAAGAGTAGTACAGAGATATTTGATACAACAACCGCTACCGGAAGAATGTTTATTACCTTAGTTGCTACACTTGCGCAATGGGAACGAGAGACAACAGCAGAACGTGTGAGAGATTCCATGCACAAAAAGGCTGAATTAGGTCTGAGAAACGGAGCTAAATCACCCATGGGATATGACCTAAACAAAGGAAACTTATATATCAATCATACTGAGGCTGAAATTGTAAAATACATATTCGAGATGTTTAAAACAAAAGGTATAATAAGCATCGTAAAATCTTTAAACAGTCGTGGCGTTAAGACTAAGAGAGGGAAAATATTCAATTATGATGCTGTACGCTATATTATAAATAATCCGATTTATATTGGAAAAATCCGCTGGGGAGACGACATTCTAACAGACATTGCTCAAAAGGATTTCGAAACTTTTATCGATAAAGATACTTGGTATACTGTACAACAAGTACAAGATAGTAGAAAGAGAGGCAAAGTTAGATTGCATAATTTTTTCGTATTCTCTAATGTTTTAAAGTGCGCCAGATGCGGAAAGCATTTTTTGGGAAATAAACAAGTAAGAAGCCATAATAGAATTGTAATGAGCTATAGATGTAGCTCAAGACATCATAAAGGAACCTGCGATATGCCTCAAGTTCCAGAGGATGTAATCGAAAAAGAATTTCTAAACCTCTTGGAAGACGCCATCGTTGATCTTGATGATACTGAAGAGAAACCAATAGAGTTAGGTAATTTACAAGAACAATATAACAGAATCCAAGATAAGAAAGCACGTTTAAAATATCTGTTCATAGAAGGAGATATTCCTAAGAACGAATATAAAAAGGATATGTTAACCCTAACTCAAGAAGAGAACATAATTCAAAAACAACTGGCTAATGTAACTGATACAGCCTCTTCACTTGAAATAAAAGAACTTTTAAATCAGTTGAAAGATGAATGGTACAATTTAAACAACGAATCTAAGAAAGCAGCAGTAAATGCAATTGTATCTTCCATTACAGTCGAAGTCACAAAACCTGCTCGTGTAGGTAAGAACCCAATTGCACCAGTAATAAAGGTTACAGATTTCAAAATAAAATAATCACAGCCTAACTGTATTCATTTGATGTAGTTAGGTTGTGTTTAATTGACCAAACCATGGTGTTTGAAATGCACTGCCGCCAGACTGAATTAATCCGCTCAACTGCTCTTTATCAAACAGTTCGTGTAAAATTGAACCTTTATCCGTTAATAGATTTTGAAGCCATACTGTTACTGCTTTTGTATAGTGCGGATTGTGCGTTTTCGGATAAGGACTCTTCTTTCTATATAAGATGTCATGTGGAAGTACACCTTCTAACGCTTTACGTAATAGACCTTTTTCGCGGTTTTTATACATTTTCATTTCCCAAGGAATATTCCACGCATATTCGACAAGACGATGATCTGCAAATGGAACACGTACTTCTAAGCTCGCTCCCATACTCATGCGGTCTTTTCTGTCTAATAATGTTGTCATAAACCATATCATATTTAAATAAAATAATTGGCGTCTTTTTGCTTCTAGCGGACTTTCCCCCTCTAAAATAGGAACTTCTTGAATCGACTCTTCATAGCGCCTTTGTACATATTGTTGTAAATTTAATTTATTTCTCCATTCTTTTTTTAGAAGTTGTTCACGTGCCTCTGTAGAACGCATCCACGGAAATGCACTCGATTGTAAATCATCTTCTCTATAAAACCACGGATATCCACCAAATATTTCATCTGCACATTCTCCAGATAAGCCAACGACAAAATCTTGTTTAATTTCTCGGCAAAACCATAATAATGACGAATCGATATCTGCCATACCAGGCAAATCACGAACGAGTACTGCTTCAGTTAAATACTCTGCTAATTTTTCATTCGAAATGACGCAGCGATGATGGGTTGTTTGAAATGTCTCAGTCATTAAATTAATAAACGGAGCATCTGAATTTGGCTGGAATGCATTCGCTTTAAAGTATTTGTCATTATCTTCGTAATCAATAGAATACGTGTGTAATTGCCCTTTTCCCGATCTCTCATATTCTTTCGCTGCAATAGCTGTAATAGCGCTCGAATCTACACCACCCGATAAAAAAGTACATAGTGGTACATCAGAAACAAGCTGTCTTGTAATCGCATCTTGTAATAAAAAGCGCGTTTTCTCTACTGTTTCTTCAAAAGAGTCTTCATGTTTTTTACTTTCTACATTCCAATATCTCCATATACATAAACCGTTCTTTGAAAATGTCATCGCATGACCTGGACGTAATTCTTTTATACCAGCATAAATACCGTGGCCAGGCGTTCTTGACGGTCCGAGCCCGAATATTTCTGATAATCCTTCTAACGTTACTTCCGCCTTCACATCTGGATGCGACAATATCGCTTTTAACTCCGAACCAAATAGTAAGCGTCCGCTATCATATTTATAAAAAAGTGGCTTTACACCTAATCGATCTCTCGCAATAAATACTTGTTCTTTCTGTTCGTCCCATACTGCAAACGCATATATACCGTTTAAATGATCGACACATTCTTCTTTCCACTCAATATAAGAAGCTAATAATACTTCTGTATCAGAATGACCTTTGAACGTATATCCTCTTCTTAATAATTCCTTTCGAATGTCTTCTGTGTTATAAAGTTCACCGTTATAGCAAATGGCGTAATTCGTTTCATCTTTTAAACAAGTCATCGGCTGTTTACCGCCCTCAGGATCCACAACGATTAACCGCTTATGCCCAAATGCGACATTTCCTTTAATCCAAACTTTATTATCATCCGGCCCCCGTTTCGCTAACGTCTCAGCCATCTTCGTAACGACATCTCTTTCTCCTTCTAATGAGCGTTTATAATCCACCCATCCTGTAATCCCGCACAT